CTAATTTTCAAATTTCAATTTTCAATTTTCAATTTTCAATTTTCATTTTTCAATTCCCAACTTCTTCCAACTCACAGGTGGTTCTTTTCAATCTTCAAGCTCCAGCAACGCAGGGGCAGAATTGCTAACGAATGCAATATCAAATTGACAATCAACAGTGACAATGGGTATCGAAGGATCTGACACTGAGAGATCAACCCTGCGTGATGATCTGTATCCTAAAAACTTGACAACTCTACCAGATGGAATTTTCACAGCAGAATCTGGAAAATGCGGGTAGCTCGGAAGAATTTCCCTATAGCCAGGAGGAAAGACGCTTTTGCGTTGGAAAAATATTTTCTGCAGCACCGCGAATCCCCCAATCGATGAGGAGAAGATGTAACTGCCATAATTTAATATGGCGAAGCAATCACCAATATATTTTGTCATCGTAGTTATTCTTGAACATTCAAAAGGGGAGTAGTCTTTGCGCAACATTGCATATATCCTTACATTGTTAACTGTCGTATACTGCATTGTGTCTCCTGAATTCAGATCCATTTTGAAATGCTGCACTGTGTTGTTTTTACCACTCAATTGGTACAGTGCATAAGTGCAACCTAAATATTCACCTATTGCGAAAGCTATGCGTGAATCCTTGGTTGTATTGGAATGCATTAGAGAAGTTCCTCCCCAATAGATAGGTTTCACATTTTGGAATATAACACCTTTAGACTCGAGCATTCTGCCAACTGGTGGCGCAATGACTGGCAAGTCCACTGAGAAATTGAACATCATGGGCCTTTTGTAGAATTTGCCATCAAATCCACGAGTGAATGCCAAACCGCCAGGAACTCGCTTTGATTGCCCTAACCGCACTTCTTGCAGATTGATGTCTTTTATAGCTTCAATGTATTCAATATCTGGCAATCCGGCTATTCGCGCCTCTTCTTCTGAGGGCGCACGTCTGTAATTCATATTGAACAATCGTTTGGCATTGATAACCTTCTTGTCAGGTAGTGCGATTGACGTGGATGATCCGATGGACTGTGGATTAGTCAGCCGTCTAGTTGCTCTTATTACTTGAGTGGTAACAGTTAGAGGGCACATTCGATTGTACAATTCATGCAAAAGCGCTACATTTGAATTCTCGAATATGTTGTTGAACTTGTTTCTGACGGCGAGTCTCTTCTTCCAACTAGGCATTGGTAGGTATTTAGGGTTCAGTCGACTCGCCAGATTGCGTGCCGATACAATGGAATCAGCAACAACTTTTGCATTTGTTAGCTGTGGAGGCAACCCTTCTGGTTTTTTGTATCTTTTCCTTTTCTTTGTTGGAACTGAAATCTGATATAGAGCCTTAGTCACGGGCACATCTCCATTCTCAAAATCCAATCTGTCTTCCGGTTCCATCAAACTTACGAGCGTTGAGAAAGTGCGAATGTCACGCGGAAAGAACCCTTCAAGCAATTCGGACATGCTTCTGGGCCAGAGACCGCTTGATATGATCAAATCGACATCTTCATCTTTTAGCAGCCATTTTGTCCTGATTATCTTCAGGTAAGAATATAGTGCTGCTTCAGCTTGCTCAGGCGGATCGCCCCATAAAATTGTGACTCGAGCCATGGACACTGAGTCTATGACATCACCTATAATGCTGTTGGACATTAGGGGTTTTACTGCAAGGGCTGACTGAATTGGCGATTGTGGTACCATTCCATCAGGTGTCACAGCAACGTTGTTGAATTCACCGAGATTGGTTGAAGCTATACCTTTTACAACGTTGTTTTTCATCATGCAATTGCCAAGGAATGTGTTGAAAAAGAAAATAAAGATGCTTGTCATCACAGTCATGTCCAGCTCTGCATTCAGCACTCGCATAGCTCTGAAAACATCGTCAGAAGTGGTGAAAGCTACTGACTCACCGAAACCCTCGAAAAGTTGACCAAGAGCAGCGCACATTCCCAAAACATAAATTGTATTTATCAGGCCCGCTCCTCTTGCTTCTATTCCTTGCATCATGTGTCTAAACATGTCAACAAAGAAACTAGTAGTTATTTCTCGCCCGTGGATTCGAATAATCGGATTCATGCCTTCTAAGATGTGTGTTGTGCCAGATGGAAAAACTATTTTCCTTTTTGTATTCAAAAGCTGCATAGCTGCAGCGCCAGTAAGAGACGTTGAACCAGAAATACGTGCTACGATCTGAGTGCACAAAGCCATTTTTTCAGGATGCATCAAACCACAAAAATTGGTTCGATCTTCTGACGCCATGATGGTTCGGCCCTCCTTCATAAGTCTTGTTGAAGAAGAAACAAAAGTTTCATATTTGCTGGGATCGTTCATCATGTCATTGTCCACATTGTTGTTGAATTGAACTGTCAATGATTCCTTGTAATATTGGAATATTCGCATTGTAAAATCCATGACAGAAATGTCTCGATCAGCATCTTTTGAGTCTTTGGCATGCATACCAAACAAGTAGATAACTTCTTCTTCTCCCATCTTCAGCAACAAATCGTATGGACCAGATGGTTGATGCTTCTTTATAATTTTAATGGCTTCCTCATAAACTTTCGAATGCGTCAAAGTTTTTTTCTCCCAATCCATTGTATTAGAATGCCTGTCCGATATCATCCTCCACAAACTGAAACCTGTATTTGTCTGATCAGTTCCAATCTTTTCCAGCGATGGTTGAGCTAACGACGCAAGGCCAACGAACATGACCGAGTTCAGTGTTGGATGTTCGGGGCATTCTCGCATCAATGTGTCGAAATCACATTGCGGGACACCAGTTTCTTGCATCCTTTCAAAGAAATCAATTTGTTTTTTCAAAAAAACTACATCTGTATCTCGAGTCAATTTTTCATCTAGGAAATTTTCGACAATTTTAATCATGCACCTATCATTGTGCTCTTCGCCACGTATATGCCATTGGCACCCTAAGTGAAGATCTTTCTCAAGTGATGCAAATCTAACTGGTAATTTCAGCAATGGGGTGACATCGTGTGGAGAATGGTTATTGCAATATTTTTCAAGCAGCCTCAAATATATGAAATCGCAAGATTTGATATTTTTTGAAACATTTGTCACTTTGTCGATGAGCATTTGCATGTCGCCGCTTTGTGCCATGTGACACAAAGTGATATATCTTTGATTGGCAGAATATACAGTGGTTTGCCAAGATGAATGCAAAAACATGGAAAGAACGACACCAACTTTCGACAAAATAAAATCTTGATCATTCGAAGTGCACAGTGATCTGCATGTATTGATCAATGTCAAAGCAACACCAGGTAAACAGGAATAAAAATGCAAGTCTTGATTAGATACCTTAAAAGTTGGACTCTTGAAATGCAAAATAGGTTCGTTATGTTGTGACCACTGGCCGATGTACTTGACGTCTTGTGGTTGAGATAGAGTGTAATATTGAACTAAGACTGTCAATGAACTCGCTGTGGCTTTTTGCCAAATCACACCCACATTGGAATGTATAGAGTAGTAGTTGCCAAACTTACCAGAAATTTTTGTGAGCAATTCTGCTTCAATATGCATTGATTGAACCACGCCATAGTGGCTGTATTTCACGTACTGTGCATCGGTCACTGATTCACATCTGGTGTTGAATGCGTTAGGCCTGTTTGGGAAAAAATCCCAAACCAAAGCTTCTGGGTCATCATTCCTACTTCGTGTATGGAAAGTGCTCGTCCCTTCTTGCCAGCCAAAACGTATTAGGTTCAGAATCTCATCAATAGGCGCATCATAGCTCATGTTGAGTGGGCACAGAACTCTAAATGGTGCGGGATATTTCAACTCACCAAAAAGCATCTTCCCTCCCTTGTCTATGTTCAGTTTCAACTTGTCGGAATTAAAGTCTGTTCTTGGCAATGGCGTAGGAATAGGCTGTGTTGATAAGTAGTGAAGAAGCTGGTTTTTGATTTTATCGATCTGATCATCTGTAGTGTAAGTTATCAAAGCTGAAAGACGTCGGACATATTCCGAGTACGGAGAAGGGCCCTGATCAATAGCCGAGCCCAACAGCGAATCACATATACCCTTGTCCTCATCGTGCGATCTCTTGATCACAACTGCATTATGTTGAGACGTGTCAAACAGCTGAACTAATGCGTACTTGTTAATAACAACATTCGCAGTAGTTCGTCTTTGAGCCCAATTCATGCCAGTGACTTCAAATGTCACACCATCGATTTCCATATCATGGCCTGAATAGGGCTCTATTGTGCCATTGCCCACAAGCATCAAGCAAGCCATAGCATGCACGAAGACCGAGAATCCTAAGCCTGTACCTTTGCCACCAACTTGCTCTGTGTACAAATCTGTCAAAGAGAACCAGTCTTTCTTTTCTATATTGAGATTAAGTGAAACATTGGATTTACCAATTGCTGTTGAACCAGCATAAATAAATCCATCTCTGACACTCAATGGACCTTTGAAAGACGGAACAAGTGGAAAGACTCTCTTGCCAGAACCTACAAAAGTAGCTGGAAATTCATAACGTTCTGGCATTCGGCCTTGTTGCTGCATAGTGCTGCCCAATATGCGATTTACCTGATCCATGGATATATCCATATCAGCATCTTGGTCTTGAAGATCAGCGCCACTCAATTGAGCGAGAAATTCATCTACTTCGTCAATATCCCAATCCTCATCATCTTCAACCAGATCAGACTCTAAGGCCTGATTGAGCAGAGAACCCAGACTTGTCAAAGTGCTTGAGGTGCTCATCTTGGT